AGCGCAAACTGGGTTGCTCACCTCCTTGATTCCTCTGTGCCTCTCCCGACCGTGGGCGACCCGCATCGTCGTCTTGAGTTGCTGCGTGACTTCCTGGGCAAGCTGGCAAAATCCTACCACTCGTCCATGCAAGGTCGTGTTGCATTTCGCTGGATTGTCTCTCGTGCAGAGAAGGCTCTTCTACGACTGGATGCTCAGGACACGCCGGGGCTCAGCGAGGATGTCCTGGCTGAGATCCGTTCCTATCTAGGTGCCCGTTCCTGGACTGCGCTCATTGTCCCGTCTGGGCACGGCCATGAGATTGACAAGCACCTGGCCGGTCGTGAGTTCCTGGTCCAATTGGTGGACAATACCGTCGACTCGCCGTGCCTCATACTCCAGGTAGAAGATCCGCCGAAGCGCGCCTTCTCGCTCCCCGATGTCTTTCCCAAGTTTCAAACAGCATTGGCACACATCCAGAATTGGCCCGGCCTCCTGGTCTGGAAGGCTTCAGGCGACAGCGTGTTCTTCCCTTTCGGAACGATGGATGCCCGGGTGGTCACTGAGCGGGCAGTGTGGCTCGTAAAGGCACTGTCGCAGATCTCTCCTTGTGATCTGCAACACATCTACCGCCTCTACCTTCGAGAGCATCCAGAGGCCGCAGCGGACCACCGTTCAACTCTCAACATTCTTCACCTTAGCGATGTTCATGTCGGTAGCAGCCAGGCGGCTCTCCGACTTCCAAGGCTCCTACAACTTGTGGAGAACACCGTGGTAGGCCTGCAGGATGCTGGTCAGTGTCTTGCCGTAGTAACTGGAGACCTTGTGCAGGACGGCAAGAAACGTCAGTTCTCCGAGGCCAAGGTCTTCATTGACTCCCTGGAGAGGTTGACCGACCTGCGCCCCATTCTTATCCTCGGCAATCACGACGTGCGGAAGATGGGTCTCTTCTGCGTCAACTACCTGCCTGTGAGCCGGATGTCCTTTGACACGAAGGCTCTGTGGTACGAGCGAGAAGGCGTGGGGCTGGTGTGCTTCAACTCGGTCGAAGACGGAATGCTTGCAAGGGGGGCCGTGAGCGAGAGCCAGCTCAACGACCGCGCTAAGGAGCTTGACAGGCGGAGGGATTGCCGCGACTTCTGCCTGGTCGGCCTAATTCACCATCACCCCCTCCCTGTCAATGCACCAGACTGGTATAGCACGCCTTTCCATGAGAGGATTCTGGGCCAGGCCTTTGAGTCTACGCTTGAACTGGAAGGCAGCGACCGACTACTTGAATTCGCGCGCGAGAGACGCTTTGCCGCTATCCTTCACGGACACAAACACATTCCTCGCGTGGAGAATTCGCCGAACGGGGTAACCATCATCGGCTGTGGGAGTTCCGTCGGCAAGGTCCAGACGGTCGACAACTCGCCGTATCTGTCAATGAACGTAGTCACTGTGAATGGTAGATCCCGCCGGGTCACTACACGACTGCTCGCCGAGCGAGTACCGGGGGGCGGGCTGACGGAGCAACGAAGGCACGAGTTCGTTGCCCCTTAGTCGGGCGGTCTTCGGATAATCCGTTTCGGGCAAACACAGCGTAGCCTGTGGTGGGCGGCGGGGACGATGCGCCTCTGCTTCGGGCACATGATGTTGCCCTCATGCGAGCGCTGTGGCCGTCGGTGTCCAAGTGCATCGGCATCCAGGGTGAGGCGGCGGCCCCTCCACCTCATCAATCCCGAACACCTTCCCGTCCAGCGGCCGGCAGATGGGACAGGTCCGCTCGTCGTGCGCGGTGAGCCACTGCACCTTCGTCACCCCGACCTGGCGGTAGAAGACCTTGCGACCCTCGTTGGGAACCCGGCGAGGATCGGTGCAGGCAACGAGGGTGCAGCAAGTCGGTTAATGATCGGCAACGCCTGCGCGCTGCTGTCAGTAGACGGTCTTTGAGATCTTGTCCGTTCCGCCGATGAGCTCCTCAACCTCATCCGTCGTCGGCTCTCGTTTCCGGTCGTGGTCGCACAGGTTGCGCAGGTCAGCAAGTCGTTGAATCTGGCGCCATGTCGGGACCTCGATGACGTCATTCTGTTTGAGTTGGTCGTTCAGGTCTCCAATCGTAGGGCGCTTTTTCGAGACGGTCACTTTGTGGCTGCGACACGCCTCCCCCAGATGGCTTTCGAGAACCAGACCGGCAATGGCTCCAGCTGCCCGAACAAAGCCCCTCTTGAGCAACTCTCGGGCAGCGTCAAGTTCGTGATCGAAAAGATCGGCCTGCAGAAGTTGACGAATCTCGAATAGAGAACTATCGAAGCGTGACTCTGCCGCGGAAAGGACATCGAACTGGATACCAAAGCGGGTACAGACGCAGGCGAGATCGTCGAACGCTTTCCCTGTGTACGCGTTATCGACCGCGCGTAGCCCCACAAGCCAATCGTGGATGGAGTAAGATGTGACATCGATCTTCTTCCGCTTCGGATCGCCCTGATAGAGTTGGCGGAACTCTGCAAGCCTATCGGGAAGGAGTTGGCTCAGCACGGCGCAAGCCTCTGAGTACCAGCGCTGGTACTCAGCTTCGAAAGTTCCGTTGAGCGTCTTCTTCAGCTTCACGAGTTCAGCCGGCGGTTTCTTGTTTGTCGCTGGCCTTCGCAGCTGAAGGTCGTACCGCATCCGTTGTCCGGTCTCTCGGAGCCTTGAGAGATCTGCCTTGTAGCGTGACAGGTTCGATGCCACTCCTTTGGACCTCCGGCCGGCCTTGGAGAAATGCAGGACTGGCCCTTGCGCCCGATAAACGCAACAGCCGGATTGCAGCCCCAGCCAGCGGCCCAAAGCCTATGTCAATCGAGGAGAAGTGGCAAGGACTCCATTCGGTCTGAAGCCCCGGTCTTTGTCGGAGTGTGGTGCAAGGGGGCGTCAGAGACTCAGGTGTCCGACACCGCGCATGTACACCTACAACCCGGATGAGCAGGGGGGGCCTCGACCTCCTCGATCCCGAACACCTTCCCGTCCAGCGGCCGGCAGATGGGACAGGTCCGCTCGTCGTGGACGGTGAGCCACTGGACCTTGGTGACGCCGACCTGGCGGTAGAAGACCTTGCGACCAGCCCTCATCGTGAGGGCGCCATTCAACGGCAATCGTCAGAAGAGTCGTGGCCCAATGGCCGCCCACAGTGCCCATCTCCTCTCAACTTTCTCAGCCGCCATCCGAAGCTGCATGGCTGCCTCCCGCAACTCCGAAGATCCATGATGGAGTGAAACGCGCTTGATGAACTCGAATGCGGCAGCGTCCTCCCTAAGCATCCATAGATCGAAGAGGCCTACGGAGTCGTACCATCTTGTGGTAGCCACAGACCTCAGGAGAGTCACCAGCTGGATGTCCGCATCCTCTGAGAAGACCACCCGGCCATCAGAATCGGGAGGCAAGCCGTCAAGCGATGAAGAGGTCTCTGACCACCCAGCAAGTCGAAGCAGGAACCCAAGGAGAGCGGGTCGGCTTCTTTGCCCCAAACGCGATGTTATCATGAGCAGAGCCACTGCCCACTTGCGGTGTCGTGGAGGCGCCCCGGAGAACTTGGCCACCCAAGCAAGATGCTTGGCTGACATCCTGACCCCAAGGTCGCCGTGTGGGAACAACTGGTCCAGAACCTGATCCACATTCGGGTGATGGTCCTCGACGGGTCCCGGGAAGCTCTCGCAGATTCCCCTGTACAGTGATTCCCGAATCTCTCTTGCCCCGTGAATGCCGTCATCGGCGGCTCGGGAGATGGACGTCGCTAGTCCGCTCTTCGCCAGCCGTTTCAAGGACTCGGCATCCCAGGGCGTGTGTTTGGCGTTGATCGATTGGATTCCGTCTTCGAGTTCAGAAAGTCTCTGCCCAGCGATCCAGTTCACGGCGGCCCTGATGTCCTCGAGTTCCTTGGTACCTACCGTCTTCTCTTGCTGTTGCGCCGGACATGTTCCTTCCTTAAGGCGCTGAGAAAAGATCCACGAACCACCCCGAAGCGTCCACCAAAGACCAAGCCAAACGCTCACCACAATCCAGAATGCAATCAGCAGTGGGGGCACCTCAGTGAATGTCGCCCTCGCTATTCCGAGCACCGTCCAGAGGCAAAACACGCTAGCGGCAATGAGCAGAAGCCACCGTAGAATAACTCCGACCTCCCCCCAGCCATCCTCAGGATCGGAGACTGCTGCCGCATAGCCTCTTCCCCGCTCGGTCTTCTCAGAATTCAGCCACCGTCCGATCCTCTTGCCGTCCACTCCAAGTTCGAAGATCGGCTTCCTCGACATGACTGCCCAGGGCAAAGCGAGGAGAACCTGTGCAGCAAGGAGGACAACAGAAAGGAAAAGTGGAACAAGCAGAACAAGCGGACCTACGCCTGCGTCAGGAGCCGAGCGCTGGAGCCGGAGGCCGGTCTTGGCCGCAAGCCATTCCGAAGTGAGGGTAATGATGATACCAGGGAGAGCAACGCTCATCCCTGCCATGAGCCAGATCCACCCAACCAAACAGGAACGGATTAGTCCAGTCTGGATGATGTGAGCCCAAAACTGGGGGTGCCGGACTACCCGGACCGGCCTGTCCGCATCTCCTTCCAACGCCGGCATGAGACGCTCCTCGCCATGTAACATCTCAGGACCAAGGCACTATTTTGGCCGTCCTTCCTTCGCCAGTCAACTAAATACTCATCGGTCTCGTCAGTCTCGTCGGATGCAGATGACACTACACCGGCACCCAGGGTGAGCCGGTGGCCCCTCCACCTCGTCAATCCCGAACACCTTCCCGTCCAGAGGTCGGCAGATCGGGCAAGTCCGCTCGTCGTGGGCGGTGAGCCACTGGACCTTGGTGACCCCGACCTGACGGTAGAAGACCTTGCGGCCCTCGTTGTGGGCACGGAGGGTTTCGGTCCTGGCGATGAGGGTGGCGCGCTGCTGGGCGGTCTTGAACACGGTCTTGCCGGCCTTGCGGAAGGCCTCCTTGTCCTCGACGACGCGGCCGATCTCGCGGGCGACCTCGGGGATGGACTTCCCGGAGAGGACGCCGGCGGTGATCGTTTTGTGGATCCCGGAGGCCAGCTCCGTGGTCACATCGCCGAGGAGCTGGAGCTGATAGTTGGCCAGGAAGTCCACCGCGGCCCGGTCGATGGTGGCGAAGGTGCGCTTCACGAGGGCGTTGCGGGAGATGTCGGTCAGGTCCTTGAAGTCCGGCACCTGCATCGCCTCGAGCTGCCCGATGCCGTCCGCGATGCCGAGACGCATGGCTCCCTCGATGTTGGCCCGGATGCCGACCTTGCAGGAGTCCCGCAGCTCGGCGGTCACGCCGTCGATCTCGGCCTGGAGGTCCTTGAGCACGGCCAGGCGCATCTGCTGCCAGGGCTTGGGCGTGAGCTTGTCCTCGAAGCGCCGGACCTGAGCGGCGACATCGTCGGCGGCCTTGGAGAGCGCTGCGTTCAACTCCTTGACCCGGTCCTCCGCATATCGGTCCCGCCGCTTGACGGCCTCATCGACCGCCTCCCGGATCCGTTTTGCCTGGCCTGTCCCGAGCGCAGTCGAGGGGGGCGTATCGGCCATGGCGATCACCCCTCCAGCACGAGGGGCAGGTCTGGTGCGCCGGCCAGGGGGCCCCACTGGATCTCGCCGGACTCGGGGACATCGGCCATGCCGTAGCAGGTCCAGGGGCCGAACTCGCCAGGCCGCACCCGCCGCCAGGTCCAGGGACGCCCGATGGTCGCCTTGCTCCCGTCCGCGGCCAGCCGGTACAGGCCGGGCACGGCGGGGACCCCGGTGCGGGGATCGATGCACCCCATGCCGGGGCCGATCCGGAGGACGCAGATGACGTGGCCGCTGCGCCGCTGAGAGAGGTACCACTGGCAGACGTGCTCCGGCCGGGCCAGATCGGCGAGCTCGGCGACGGTGCGGGTCGAGGCCACATACTCCTTCAGCCCCCGGGTCAGCTTCCCAGCGATCATCTCGCCCTCGACGGGGCACCGGGGGAGCATCCGGTTGGGCATGGTGCCGGTCGGCCCGCGCCCCGTGCGCCAGGTGGGGAAGATCCCCTTGTCCGGGTGCATGCCCCGCAACCACCACGAGGTGAGCAGCCACGCCGTGTGCCCGCAGGTCGCGCCGTGCTTCCCGGAGCCGTCGCTGGAGAAGGGGACGATGAACGCCCGCTCCTTCCCCGCCTCCATGCGTTCCCAGGCGGCGATGCGGCTCTGGCGGTACTCGGGCGTCATCCTGCGCCGGCCAGCGTCGTAGAGGTTGGCCAAGCCCCGGGAGAGTCGGGCCGCACGCGGCGAGGAGTCGGGCTGCACGTCCACCGGCGGTTCCCCCGCCAGCCGCGGCCAGGTCTTCCCCCCGCCATGTACCACCGCACCGTCCACGGCCAGAGCCAGGTCCTCCTGGTAGGCCCGCACGCAGCGGTCGAGCCCCTCGTCGAACACGCTCCCCTCAGCCAGCAGGTACCCCGCCCGGCGCATCAGCGCCCGCAGGTCCTGCACTCCCTTCGATTCCACTCCGAGCTTCACCAACATGGTTCACCTCCCCTGTCCACCCGGGCTCTGCCCGGTCTTCTTCCGGTTGCGGGCGTAGAGTCGTTCCACGTCCGCCTGTGCGGCATCGTCCCGGGCCTTCTCCGCGGGCTTCGCCAGCCGCAGGTACTGCCGGGCCTCGTCCACGGTGAGGACCTCCAGCGCCACGAGCTGCGTTATGTCCTGGACCGACCAGTTGGCGTCCACGACGTTGTCCTCGCCCTCCTGCTCTTTGGTCTCGACCTCCGGGGAGAGGCCCATCTTCTGCTGCAACGTCGCCTTGGAAATGAGCCCCCGGTCGTAGAGCTCGACGAGCAGCTTCTTCTGGTCCGTCTCGCCGTTCAGGTCCAAGTCGGAGAACTGGTAGTGCAGCACCTCATCCTCGTGGCCCTGCGCCTCCAGCCACTCGTCGAAGACCCAGTCCAGGATGTCCCGGGCCGCCTGCTTGATCTCCTTGAGCTGCACGACCATCTTCTGCATCGAAACCGAGGCGGTGGCGAAGTTGGGGCCGTCGCCGGTGACGATGCTGCGGGCCATGCCCAGCGCGACGAGGATGTCCTCCTTGACCTCCCGGACCTTCTGCTCGGTGTTGAGAGTGACCCCCTCGGCCCCGTAGGTCTCGGCCTTCACATAGAAGGGCACGACCAGGCCGGACTTCATGTCCATGCGGTCGAGTTCGTCCCGGACCCGCTCCAGCATCTTCTGGTCGGGAGTGATGATCTTCCCCCCGAACGCCCCGCCCACCTGGATGAACCGCAGCGGTGTGGCCCAGCGCTTGGCGATGGCCCGCTCGGCCCGGCGGTAGTCCCGCAGCAGCTCGATGGCCTCGAAAGCCGGCAGGACCATGGAGTTCCCGCGAGGCTCGAACTCCGGCGCGTTCCACTTGAGCTGGAGCATGGCGTCGAGGTCGAGGGTGATGTCCTCGGCGTAGGTGCCGTCGAGGTTCTGGGGGCGCTGGATCGCCTCGACCAGGGCGTCGTTCTCGAAGCGCAGCCGCACCGAGACGGGGTTCACGCAGATCACCCGCTCGATGTCGCCGGCCTTACCCTTGACCCGGTACCCGATGGCGTCGCCCTTGACCAGGAGCTGGAGGATCATGTCCTTCACGAACCGGTTCAGGTCGAGCCGGTAGAACAGCTCGGTCACCTCGTCCTGGAGTGCATCCTTCTCGGCGGTGACGGTGATCTCGTCTCCCAGGGCGAAGGTGCGCCAGGCGTTGATGGCGTTCGAGATGATGGGCTCCTCCTGGTAGTACTCCACCGCCTTCCTGGCCCGGTCCTCCCACGTCCTGGGGATCGCGTTCTTGGCCGCGATCTCCGAGAAGGCGGTGCCCGCCAGCGCCGCCGCCGTTCCCAGCGGCTCCGGGACCACGGCCCTGGTGCGGGGCTTCCTCTCCCTCTTCGGCTTGTCTGCTCTCGTCGTTGCCATGGTCTCCTCCTATTCGAAGATCGGTTTGGTCGTGACCGGCGAGAGGCTCACCACCACCTCGACCGGGTTGTACTGCTCACCTCGTTCCTGTGCCCGCCGTAGGAGCGCGCACCGCAGGGCATCGACGATGTGGTCGTTGCCCTTGCTGTAGACCACGCCGTGGTCCGTGAGGATGTAGGTCTGGGTGCAGAGCTGGTCCTCCAGCTCGTGGTCCTCCTTCGGCAGCACCAGGCGCCGGGCGTTGAGCGCCTCGTTGATGAGCGCGGTCATGTGCTCTTTGATCCGCTTGCGGATGGGGTTGCCCCGCTCGTCCTCCCCTACGGTGACCGCGCCGCCGAAGTCGTAGCCGATGAGCCGGCCGACCAGATGCAGGTCCCGGTACTTGTCCAGGCCGAGCAGCTCCTGGACCACGGACATCCCGTTGCCGCCCCGGTCCACGCCCAGCCCGACCGGCGAGTAGACCCGGTCCAGGAGCGCCAGGATCTCGGTGACCACGGGGTACGGGATCTGCTCCGCGTGGATCCTCAGCGTGAGGGTCAGGGTGGTCCGCCCTTCGTCCTGGTCCTCCCGCAGCAGCAGGATCTCGGTGGGGTCGGACGTGTACCCGAGGTCGCCTCCCAGCCAGTAGATGCCCGGCTCGCCCGTCAGCTCCAGGAGCAGTTGCAGCCGGTCCCGGATCTCCTGCTCGCTCTCGCACCCGTCGAGGGCCTCGCCGGTGAGCACGAGCTTCTTGTACCCCTCGACCTCGACCAGGGAGCGGATGACCTGGACCGTGGAGAACGCCCCGTAGGTCGGCCGGCCGTGCTCGCCCGCCACCTCGTGCTGCCAGCCCGGTGTGTCCCGCCCGCCGTAGAAGTCCACCAGTTCCTTCTCGCGCTGCTCCGACCAGTCGGGCGCGACCCACGAAGGCCAGTGGAACTGCCGCCAGTCCTTGCTCTGGGTGATCCGGTAGTAGGTGGTGTCCCGCAGGCCGTTGGGCGTTGAGTAGACCCGGAACTGCCCGCCCGCGTTGAGGCACTGGCGCAGGGCCTTCCACGATGCCTCCGGCAACCATGCCGCCTCATCCACGACCAGGAAGTCCACGTGCAATGACCGGAAGGCCGCACCGCCCGTCCCGCCCGGCCGGAAGTAGACCATGACGCCGTTGGTGAACTCGATCTCGAAGTAGGGCTTGCGCCGGATCTTCGGGAGGCCCTTGGCGTTGCGGGCCACGCTGTCGTGGAGCACGTCGGACGCGCCGAGCTGATGCTCGACCTCCTCGATGATCGTGTCGAGGTGGCCCTGGTAAGGGGCGGCCACCAGCACCGACTTGCCCGGGTGCGTGAACGCGAACCAGAGCACCAGCGTGGCCAGGTCTACGGTCTTGCCCACGGCGCGGCCGTCCATGTGCACGACCCGGGGAGCATCGTACTCCAGGTCCTCGCGCTGGTAGGCCCGGTACCGGCGGGGCTGCCCGTCCCGGTTGGTGAGAAACGTCTCGCCCCATGCGGCCGGGCTGAAGATAGCGGCAGCCAGGGTCTGCTCCTCGGGCGAAAGCCCGTCCAGAAGTGACGTTTCAGGGCTACTGGTCCGCAAAGAGTGAGGGCCAGAAGGCTTAGAGTTCATGCGCCTCCCCGGGCCAGGAGCCCTTGTTTGTCAGTCGCGTGTCGGGAAAGGGCTACATCCGGGCACCCAGGCCGGGACGGCCCCTTCCTGCCATCGAAAATCCTTAGAGGTTTCGCCGAGTTGTGAGCGCGTCGATTCTGCCCGTTTCGCCCACGCCAGGCACACCCCCTGCAATGTACATGGACCAACGAGGCGGCGATGGAGCCGCCCCGAAGGAGGCGAAGATGAAGACGACGACCACGAAGAGCACGATGAAGATCAGGAAGCAGAACCTGGGCCGCACCTACGCCGGGCAGACCCTGCGCCTGACGATCTCGATCCTGGACTGGCCGAGCCTCGGGATCACCCCCGACGCACCCGAGTACGCGCTGCGCACCTCCACCGCCCTGCTGGCTACCGGCCGGGACAAGGACGAGCTGATCGCCTGGGCCCGCAGCCGCTACATGGACGTCAGCGACAACACCAACCGCGCCCGCCGCTACGCCGCCTGAAGGAGAACGACGATGAAGACGACGACCAGAGACAACCGCACCGCAGCACAGGCCTACGAGGAGAACGCCAGGGCCATCGAGGCCTTGACGCACACGCTCAAGAACGAGCTCTTCCGGCACAAGCACCAAGCCGCCGCCGAGCCCAGGAACTGGGGCTACGTGGGTGACTTGGCCCACGTCCGGGAACTGCTCCAGCAGGCGGTCAGCTTCATGACCGGCGAGGAGGAGTAGGCCATGGACCGCATCGAGCTCTACCTGGACCTGAAGCGCGGCACGCTGCACGAAGACCGCAAGGACCTGCTGACCGCCATCGACCGGCTGATCCAGGAGGCCCAGCTCTTCAAGCGCCAGATCGAAGCCGGCCAGATCTACAACCCGGGCCTTGCGGACCGCGGGCGCAAGGTGGACGAGCGGGCCATCGACGTCCAGAACGCCATGGGCACGGTGGCCCTGCTGGAGTCCCTCCAGAAGGCAGAGGAGTAGGCCATGCCGACCGCCGACGCCATCCGCAAGACCCTTGAGACCATCACGCCCGGCTTCACCAGCGTGCGCTGGGGCGTGGTCATCACCCGGTGGAACGACCGGGAGTTCGAACTGGGTTCCTTCGGCCGCGAGGCCGTGGACATCGACATCGCGGTGAACCGGATCCGGACCATGGTGGACCGGGAGCGGTTCTTCGCACTGGAAGAGGAGTAGACCATGAGCACGACGATCACACTGAAGCGGGCAGCAGCGGAGTACATCCAGCACCTCGAGGCGACGGGGCAGAGGCCGTCCACGGTGGGCACGGCGAAGCGGTCGCTGGACCTGCTCATCGGCTGGATGAACGAGACGAAGGCGGTGGACAAGATCCTGCCGGTCCATATCGCCAACTTCTTCAAGAGCGAGGCCGCGACCATGCAGCCGGGCAAGGAGGGTACGAAGCCCCGGGCGCAGGCCAGCATCCTGCAGATCCGCCGGATCGTCCGCTCGGCCCTGGTCTGGTGGCACGAGCAGGGCTACAGCGACTCCGTGGCCTTGCCGAAGGACGAGCGGAAGTTCCTGGAGCCGCGGGGCCGGAAGGCGAGCACCACCCCGGTCGAGACCACCGATCCGACCGAGACCACCACGGACGCCGCGACCGAACCGGCCACCGACGCCCCTGCGGCCGAGTAGGTGACCACCATGACAAACACACCAGAAAGCGTCAGGGCCGGAGATCGCATCCGCCTGCTCTCGATGCCCGACGACCCGGACCCGATCCCGGTCGGTGCCACCGGCACCATCGAGTCGGTGACCGAGGGGCCGCTGGGCCAGGTCCATGTGCGATGGGACTCGGGCCGCAGCCTGAGTCTCATCCCCGGCGTGGACCGCTTCGAGGTCATCGAGCGCGGGCCCGAGCCCGAGCAGCCCGCCGGGCCGACGCCGGTGGCCGTCCCGAGAGCGGTCTACGAGGGCATCGTCGCTGCCAGGGACAGCGGGATGTTCAACATGCTGGACCTGCCGGCTATCGCCGGGCTCACCCGCCAGTTGGGCTTCGACGAAGCCGCCGACTGGCTGGGCGACCGCTGTAACCGCAAGACCTACGCCGAGGGCATCTTCCGCGGCTTCAAGCCCCAGGAGTAGCCCATGACCCTCACCCAGGCCATCGAGGCCTTTACCGTCTACCTGAAGGCGAACCGCAGAAGCCTGGGGACCATCGACGTGTACCGCCGCGACCTGCTGGGCCTGGTTCGGTACGCCGGCGACCTCGATATGGAGGCGTTGACGCCGGACCGGGTCCACCGGTTCGTGGCCGCGGACGTGGTCCAGCTCCAGGCGGATGGCTCGCCCCGTTCCCCGGTCACGATCAATCGCTGCAAGGCTGCCCTTCGTTCCTTCGGCTCCTGGCTGGCCGACACTGGTCTGGTTCCCCGCAGCCCGGCTGCGGGCCTGGAGATCCGGCGCACCGAGAGGCGGTCGCCCCAGGTGCTCACCGACCCCGAGAGGAAGCGGATGGTCAAGGAGCTGGCGGCCCGCAAGGGCGAGGCGGCGGACCGGGACCGGGTCATGCTCGAGGTGCTGCTGGACACAGGGATCCGA